CGAGTGATAGGTCTTTATCGTACATGTATATCCATCACGTGTGATGTCAGCACGTTCTATACCCATCTGAATGAAATGAGCGATACAACTATTCTGAGCATCCCATTGCGCATCTAACAATTTGTAGTTATGATGTGCTGCTAGGGCATACATTACCAATGATGCTGAAGCTATAGTTATTATAACCGTCAACAACACTGCATTAACAATAGTCCTCATACTAATACCTCGTCACGTTAATATGGTGTGATGTACCATTAAAGCAATTACTGTAAGACCCCTTGGGGCCTTATGTAATAACTCTAAGAGTTAAGGTAAGCAGATAATGACAAGTCATCTTCCACTTCCTTAACCTCTTCAACGCCGGATATCGTGCAGAACCAACGATCTGGAGAATTACCTCCAGCCGCAGAGTAGTGCAACGGTAGCCCAAGCCTCGCATGAGTACGTATGCACTTGAACAAGGACCTTGCCAATGCAAGACTTGCACAACGATCAATACGACACATGCGAGTATTACCATCAGCACAGTATGCCATGATAGTACGCGTGTCTGCATTGAACTCAACACTGTTAGTGATAACAGGTGCGCTCATACGTAGCTCTTCGGAAGCCGACGCTGTCTTAAACAATATACTCATAACTTACTCCAAGCCCATATTATAGTGCGAGCAGAACACTGCGGCCATTAGCGGCCAGCCCACCTCACGCCGGAAGACCCAGCGAGACAGCGGGAGCGGGAAGGGGGGTCCCCAAAAGAAAACCAAGTACCCAAACCACCACACCCATACTAACCCACATAGACCATAAGTCCCCTCAAAAACCAAACCCCTTTACCCTAACATTCTCCCCATAGATCACCCCCAGAGGTTGGGGCACCCCCCAATTCTATAGAAGGGTAATTCAGGGGGTACCTAAATTATTTTTTATTTTTCTATACAAAAATGGAAAAAATTCGACGCTAGTTATCCCAGTGTAACGAGGTATAGCACCCTTAAAGAAAACACTATATTGTTAAGGTGTAATTGCATAGCGCCCTTAAAGAATGTGTTTAGATGAGAGATGCTACGATGGCTAATGAAATTAAAACTATTACTAATTTAGAGAAGTTAAATCTAAAGAAAGAATTAGTTAGAAGACAGAAACAAGAAATGTTTAAGTATGACTTTGCTTCCTTTGCTGAAGCAGAAGTTAAAATTATTACTAAAGATAGTGCCTTAGGGTTTGTACCCTTTGCCTTTAATGCTGCCCAGAAGCTTATCAATGATAAGTTAGAGCAACAACTTAAAGAGACTGGTAAGGTACGTGCTATCATATTAAAAGCTAGACAACAGGGCATTAGCACCTATTGTGCAGCTAGAGTGTTTTGGAAGACATACTACATGCCTCATACGAGATCTGTGGTAATGGCCCATGATGGCCCTACTTCTGAAGCACTATTTACCATGGGTAAGAATATCATTCAGAATATGGATGCTAAGATTGCCCTATCTAAAGGTAACAGTAGGGAGATACAATTTGAACACAACAGCTCAGGTTATCGTTTATACACTGCTGGTTCTCCTGAAGCAGGAAGAGGTACAACACCTACTATCGCTCATCTATCAGAGGTTGCATTTTGGACTCATGATGAGAAAATACTCGCTGGATTATTCCAAGGGATAAGTCAAGCAGATGGTACTGAGGTTATTGTGGAATCCACAGCTAACGGTGCTACAGGTGAGTTTCATCGGTTGTTCAGGGGTGCAATGGCTGGGGAGAATGAATATATCCCCGTGTTCATACCTTGGTTCCTTACACCCGAATACGTAAGGAAAGCCCCTGAGGCCTTTGAGTTAGATTTAGATGAAGAGAAGTATAGGGATGAGTATGAGTTAAATGATGATCAGATGTATTGGAGACGGCTTAAGATTGCCGAGGGTGGTGCTTTAAAGTTTAAGCAAGAGTACCCCGCTAATCCTGAAGAAGCCTTTCTAGTATCTGGATCATCTGTATTTGACCCTGAAATAGTTAATAAATTGTTACCATCTACGCCTATATCCACCCGTGTATTTAATTTAGCGGCAGGAGCATTTGATGAAGGGCGAGAAGGTAGTTTAGAGTTGTGGCAGTACCCCGATTGGGAATCCAATTATATTGTATCAGCTGATGTATCCTTAGGGGTAGGTCAGGACTATTCAACAGCTACAGTCATGACAACTGATCGTCAAGTCATAGCTATGTATAGGAACAATAGAGTTGACCCATCGTTATTCGGAGATGTGTTATTCTACCTAGGCAGGTATTTCAATAATGCCCTGCTAGCTGTAGAGTCTAACTCTATGGGTATTGCCACCCTAAACAGACTGAAACAGATGAACTATGTGAATCTATATTATCAGACTAAAGCTGCTAATATGGATAATACCGAGGGAGATCGACCAGGATTCAGAACCACTAGTGCCTCTAAACCTATGATTATAGGTTATTTAAAGAGGGCTATCGAGGATGAAGATATTGGTCTACCTAGTAAACATATGATATCAGAGTTAAAGTCTTATGTGTCTAACGATAATGGATCTACGGGTGCATTACCGGGTTGTAACGATGATACAGTTATTGCAGTGGCGATAGGCTTAGAGGTGTTACGTACTCATGCAGACAAGTTAGCTGGAAACAGAGTATCTTGGAAGCAGAAGAATATACACTACCAGAATGATTCAAATTGGCTATAGAGCCTGAGAGATGAAGATGAGCGATAAACCTAAGAAACCGAATAAAGAAGACCTCAAGATTCCGGGGACTAGTACGTATCCTAAGTATGTACCTGTTACCCCTGAAGAGCACGCTGAGAATCTCACCGATGGTCAAAAAAGAGCTATGGCTCATCCCGGAGGTGAGAACTTAGTTTTGTTTAGAGATAGAGCGTCTTCTGTAGAAGCCAGAGAAAAGAGTCAGGCTACTAAAGCTAAACGTAGAGCAGAGATCAAAGAGCTAGGTCTTTTTGTTAAGGCTCTAGATTCTATTGGTTATGAAGTATCTGGGCAAGCACCTAAAGGTTTAGATGTATTAAAACTTCTTATGGTAAAAGCTATACAATCAGGTGATGATGTAGAAGCTGGAAGACTAGCAGCTATGGTTGCCGAGTATGAAGCACCTAAACTAACTCGAAGAGATGTGGTTCAGACTACTGTTGAACTTAAAGATTTAACAGACGAAGAATTAACAGCAGCATTAGAACAATTAGAAGTTGTTGAAAATGTAGAGAGGCAATCATGACGTGTTGGATACCTACCAAGAATATTGAGGGTGAACCATCTGGGCGAAATAAAGAAGCTCATAGTAAAGTTCATAAAGCTAAAATTGCACGTAGTGCTAAAAATGAAAAAGATGGTAAGTATAAGATTGAGACTTACCGAAACACTAAATAAACTACTTACATGACTACTGATAGTTTGTATGGCCTAATCTCGGAGATAGAATATGGCGAAGAAGAAGTTTGAAAAAGTAGATGACGAAGCTCTATTGTTACTAGTAGAGACTGGAGTTAAAGGTTCTACAGGATCTTGGCTTAATTCATCTGATTTGACACGTGAAAGACGTATGGCAACATACGAGTATGCAGGTTTACCTCTAGGTCACCTATCACCCGAGGGTGTATCAGGGATTGTGTCATCAGATACTACTGAGACAGTTGAGGCCTATCTTGCTGTAATCTCAGAATTAATGTTAAACAATGAAAAGATTGCAAAGTTTACTCCTTATGATCAAACACCTGCTGCATTAAAGGCTGCACAAGATGCCTCTGATGTTGTAAACTATTGTGTGTTTAAAAAGAATGATGGATGGACACTGTTAAACACGTGGATCAAAGCTTCTTTGCTTTGGAAGAATTCAATTATCCGCTGGGATTATGTAGAAGATTTTAAGTACGATTATGAAGAATTTGAAGAAATTAGCCAAGAATCTTTGGATGAGAAACTGGGTGAACCAGACGTTGAGATTGCAGGGGACTTGCTTATCTCATCTAGGTCTGACGGTATTTATTATACTGATGTTCGTCTAAAGAAAAAGATAGACAAAAGCCGAGTTAAGATTGAAAACATTCCTCAAGAGGGTTTTCGTATTAGTCGAGATGCAACTAGTCTAGATGATGCAACTTTTGTTGGTATTGAATTAGAATTAACCCGTAGTGAAATTAGGTCTGAATATCCTGATATGGCTAAAGAAATTTCTGACTGGGATGACTTAGGTGATGAGCATTGGTCTACTGAGTATTCAGAAGAGATTGCTGCACGTAAAGAAGTTACAGGTCAGTCCTACCATAGCCACAGTTCTAGTGATGACTATGCTACTTTAGAAGCCAGCCAAGTAGTTACCTTGACTGAGTGTTGGATTAAAGTAGATAGGGATGGTGATGGTATTGCTGAATTAAAGCACATTATCATAGCTGGAGACCATGTACTATTTGAGGAAGATGTAGACACTATCGCCCTAGCGTCTATCTGTCCCTTTGAAGTGCCTTACGAATTTTATGGTTTATCTGTAGCTGATATGACACGTAGTTCTACATTGGCATCTACAGCTATTTTAAGGGGCTTTGTTGAGAATACTTACTTAACAAACTATAGTCCTCGTTTAGCTGATCCCAATGTTGTTGACTTCTCTGCATTGCAGAACATGAAGCCAAAAGATATTATTGCAACTAATGGTGCTCCTCAAGGCGCTGTAGCTATGTTGCAACCTGAGACTATTAGTACTGGAACTGTACCTTTATTGCAACATTTACAAGTGCATAAAGAACAAGCTACTGGTATGTCTAAAGCTGCACAGGGTTTGAATGATGAGCTATATGTATCAGGTAACTCTGAAACTAAATTAGCTATGACTCAAACTGCTGCTCAAAAGCGTATACAGCATATTGCACGTATATTTGCTGAGACAGGCTTTAAGCGGCTAGCAGCTGGTGTTTACTCTACCATGCGTAAAAACATGAAGAAAACTATGACACCTAACTATACTGGTGTATATGCAAACGTAGACATCGATAAGTTACCCGCACACATGGATATGACTGTAGATGTAGACTTAGGCGAGAATAGCAATGCTAATAAGCGCAGTAAGCTTACAATGATTGCTACTGAATTATTACCGCTTATCCGAGAGGGTGGCCAGGAAATGATTCTACGCCCTGATGTTACAGCAGTATTAGCTAATAACCTATTATCTTCTTTAGATGAAAATCCTTTAGATTATATACAAGATTATAATTCTGAAGAGTTTAAAGAGAAAGCTAAGGGTGATGCTGAAAAGAAACAGAAGGAAGCAGAAGAAGCCAAGAAAATGGCTACAGATGCCGAAAAGACTCAGATGGACCTAGCCAAAGCTAATGTTAATTATACTAATGTACAGGCAAGTAATGCTATACAGGATAATACTAAACAATTAGCTGTAGCAATGGATAGGCACCAACAAGAGTGGGAAAAGCTTCGTCAAGAAGCTCTAAAGAATGAGGTTGAACCACCTAAAATGCCTGACATGAATCAAACTATTCAGAAGGCTATGCAACTAATAAGTGGCATGGGGATTCCTCAAGAAGGCGGTGGTGTTTTAGATGACGCTGTTCGCAAAATGGGCATTGAGCCTGAACAAGCTTTGCAAGTCATACAGAAGATGATGCAAAGTGGACCTCCGCAATAAAGGTATTTTAAAATGCGTAAGGAATATGAAGAAGTAGCTAAAAGACGTTTAGCTAATACAGCAAATCATGGTAGTCATAAGATTCACCCTGATGTGTTGGCACGTAATGCCCATGTGGAGGCAGAGTTTACATCTAGAGTGTTAGATGAATTCTTTATGTCCTCCTATGGTGAGATTTTAGTCGATTATTTTAATCAATGGCTAAAAACAGAACCACATGAAACTAAAACTCGTGAGTTTTTATACTCTTGTGCTATGGCTTTGGGTTCCGTGAAGGAACAGCTGGTTAGGCAAGAAATGTATGGTAAAAACGTACCTGTGATGGATGATATGAAACACAAAGAGTCCGATGACTCTGATGGAGAAGTTTAATGGCTATTATTTTAGACCCTACCCCTTCGGATGGCGCTAGTCTGGAAGATGCAGCTTTTGAGAAAGTAATGCAGTCCAGTGAATTTATGAACCAAGCAGCAGATGGTGTACCTGAATTAGATGAGGACACAGAAGATGCTAGCACCGATGATTCCGAGGAATTAGATGATGCAGAAGTCGAAAACGATGATATTGTCGATGAAGACTACGAAGAAGATGATGAAGAAGCCTCTGATGAGGATGATGCAGACGATCCTGTAGATGACCCCGTAGGGGATATTCTAGATCCTACTGAATATGATCTAGATAATCTGCTAGTAAATGTAAAAATTAACGGAGAAGAACATATAGTATCCGTTAGTGATGTTATTAAAGGTTACAGTACTGAACAATCTCTAGGTGCCAAGGGCCGAGAATTCGGAGAAGATCGTAAAAAGTTTGAATCCGAGAAGGCGACTTACAACCAAGAAATATCTGCGTTAGCCACAGCAGCATCTGAGCAGCTAATGGCTAATGAGAAGTACTGGGAAGGGCAGTATGTATCTATTGAGAAAGAGCGGGAAACTGCTCGTGATGATGGTGATACATATGCTGCTTCCGAACTTAAAGACAAATTAGGTGAAGCCCAAGAACAATACTGGAATGCACGCAAGCAACGTGAGACTATTACGTCTAACGCTCAAGCAAAGCAGGCTGGTATAGACCAAGAAATGTTAGCAAAAGGTGTAGAGCATTTTAATGCTACTATCCATGAGCATATCGAAGACTGGTCTGAAGATGTGGCTGTTGCCGTAAGAGCGTTTGCTCTAGAAGAAGGGTTACCTGAGTCACTATTAAATGTGGTTACAGACCCCGCAATCATTAAATTTGTAGATGGTTATAGACGTATGAAAACTAATGTGTCCACTGGTGCTAAGAAAAGAGCCAAGGTTTCGACCAAAAAAGCTCCACCAAAGAAAGGGCAAAGTGCGCTTCAGAAAAACCAAACAAAGAAGTTATCTAATCGCAACAAAGTATTATCAGGAAATGGTGATGCTAATGAGGAAAAGGACTTTTTACGTTCCCTAGCGGCTAGATCACTGGGAGAGCGATAATGATTGAACAGCTAAATAAAGCTATAGAAATTCTAGAGCGCCAAAGAGCACCCCTATTGAGGGAAATTACCTATAACGAAGGACGTGCTCGAACTATTGCACCGCAGCTTTACTATGTAAATCTGTTATTATTGCAACTAAAAGAAGAGGTACAAGGTGTAAAAGCTGAAGTGCCTCGGGGTGTAGGTCGCCCTAAAAAGGAAGCATAGAGAGAGTTACTCTTTAACACTATAAACTTAATTACGAGATGGCGGTTAAAACCCCCTACCACAAAAGTAATTACAGAAGAGAGAACAGTAATTTGACCAGAGGCTGTTCTCAACTCTGCAACGTAGATGGATGTGAATCATATATATGGAGATGGAAGCTAAGGCTTCTTACCAAGATATATAAACTGCGCATAATTCTTTACTCAGCGGTCGTTAAGTTAAATTTTAATATCTAATAGGAAAATAGCAAAATGGCTAATTATACTTCTACAGGCCCTAAGGGCAAGAACGCTGCCGCTACTACCGAAAAGGAAGACTTGGCGAACTTTATCTCGATGATTACTCGTGATGAGACTCCGTTCACTTCTTCAATCGGTACTAACAAAGCAACTGCAATCTTTCACGAATGGAACACTGACGAGCTAGATACTGTTCGACAGTCTACTGTTGCTGAAGGAACTGACATCGGTTCTACTTTTCAGAATCCAGATGCACGTGCTCGTTTGGGTAACTACACTCAAATCAACTCCAAGCAACTTAAAGTTTCTGGCACCAAGCGTGCTGTAGACCAAGCTGGTGTTGCTGATGAGTATTCTTATCAGTTGAAGAAGCGTGGCACAGAAATGCGTCGTGACTTTGACATCCATGCAACTAGTTACATTGGTGGTTCTACTGCTGCTGGTACTGATGCAGGTGCTAACTCTGGTGGTGCTATCCGTCGTACAGCTGGCTACTTGTCATTTGTAGGCGCAGGTAACATTACTAGTGCTGCAACTGTCGCTGGATCTGGTGATGCTGATGGTACTATCTCTGCTGTTGGCGCAGCTACTGTACTTCCTGCAGCTGCTAGTGGTACTAACGCTGTTGTTTTCGGTAAGCTTGAGTTATCTCAAGTTGACGAAACTATGCAGAAGATCTATGAAGCTGGTGGTAAAGCCACTAAGCTAATGGTATCTCCTTCTCTTCGTCGTGAGTTCTCTGCTAAGGCACAAGCTG